TGAAGAATGAAAGTAATAAGGAAGATTAGTATAGGCTCTGACTACAAGAATGATGCAATGCATTATTCAACTGGTCAAGAGGTATACGGTGGACATACTATTAGCAATATTCTTTTTGAAGACGAAGATCAATCATATAATATTTGGATAACCAAACAAAATGAAACTCTTCCTTGGAAAAAGTTTAATCGCAATATGGCTATATCAGTAGAGTACGATTTGAAATATTAGTGAAAAGTTTATATCAATTTATTGTTAAGCCTTTTAATAATAGGTATGACAATATAAAAAAATTAGATGATAAATATCTAATTATAAATACTAGTATTGAAAAGCATTTGTTTGTTAGTAAGAAAGCTGTAGTAGTTTCAACTCCTGCAGCTTTTAAAACTAAAATAAAAACAGGTGATATAGTATATGTACATCACAATATATTTAGAAGATATTACGACATAAGAGGAGTTGAAAAAAATAGTAGTACTTATTTTAAAGATAATATGTATTTTTGCAATGCAGATCAAATTTATATGTACAATGACAAATGCCATTTAAATTATTGCTTTGTAAAACCTATTATAAATAAAAACGAATTAGATGTTAATATAGAGCAACCTAATGTTGGTATAGTAAAATATACTAATAGTTCCTTAGAAGCTCTTAAAATAAAACCTGGGACACTTGTAACGTTCACGCCAAACTCTGAGTTTGAGTTTATTATAAACGATGAACGACTTTATTGTATGAAATCAAATGATATAGCACTAATCCATGAGCACAAAGGAAACGAGAAAGAATATAATCCAAGCTGGGCGCAAAGCAGTTAATGAGTTAATTAAAGTAGCTGAAGAACAAATCATAACGGATAGTGCTGATGATTTAGCTGCTGATAGATTAAAAAATGCTGCAGCTACAAAAAAGCTTTGTATTATGGATGCTTTTGAAATACTACAAAGGGTAGAAGAAGAACAAGCTATATTAGACGGTAAAGATATTAATAAAGAAACTAAAAGTTTTAAAGGCTTTGCAGAACGTAGAAGCAAATGAGTTATCAACAAACACTTTGGAAAGAAGTTAAAGACGTTGTTAATTCTAAAATACTAGCTAAAAACAATAGGTTTAAAAAATGGGAGTATGGCTATAACTCTGATTATGATTTTATAGTAATAAGTAAAACAGGTAAAATTGGACAAATCATTGAAATACAAAATCTCCGCATCGCTTTACCAGCAGCAGATAAACCGTTTAAACGAAGCAAAGTCAAAGCGGAACAATATTGGGAAAAGTTTGAATATCCAAAAGAATTACAAAGAATAAAAAGTAGGTTTGACTGGGAAGATCTACCTTTAGACTTTAAAGAAAAGTGGTATGATTATATAGACGATGAATTTACTAGACGAGAAGAAGGATTTTGGTTTTATAACAATGGTATTAATACTTACATTACTGGTACTCATTATATGTACTTGCAATGGTCAAAGATCGACGTTGGAGCCCCTGACTTTAGAGAAGCAAACAGACTCTTCTTTATATTTTGGGAAGCATGCAAAGCCGACCAAAGATGTTACGGCATGTGCTACCTCAAAAACAGACGATCTGGATTCTCTTTTATGGCAAGTGCAGAGCTTGTCAACCAGGCTACAATATCTTCCGATGCTAGGTTTGGAATACTTTCCAAATCTGGAGCAGATGCCAAAAAAATGTTTACAGATAAAGTTGTACCCATATCAGTTAACTATCCGTTCTTTTTTAAACCCATTCAAGACGGTATGGATCGGCCGAAAACTGAGTTGGCATATCGTGTTCCAGCCGCAAAGCTTACTCGTAGAAAGCTCCAAGAAAATATTAAAGAATTAGATATACAAGGATTAGATACAACGATTGACTGGAAAAACACAGGTGACAACTCTTACGACGGTGAAAAATTAAAAATATTAGCTCACGATGAAAGTGGCAAGTGGGAAAGACCTGATAATATATTAAACAACTGGAGAGTTACAAAAACTACTTTACGTCTTGGTTCTAGAATCGTAGGTAAATGTATGATGGGCTCAACTTCAAATGCTTTAGACAAAGGTGGAGACAACTTCAAAAAAATATACGAAAATTCTGACGTTACTAAAAGAAATAGAAACGGACAAACATCTTCTGGGCTCTATAGCTTGTTCATACCTATGGAGTGGAACTACGAGGGATTCATGGACACTTATGGATTACCTGTCTTCGTTGGAGGAGAAAATCCAGTCAAAGGAATTGATGGTTACCTTATTACAACAGGAGTTATTGAACACTGGCAAAACGAAGTTGAAGGACTTAAATCAGATCAAGACAGCTTAAACGAATATTACAGACAGTTTCCAAGAACTGAAGCACACGCTTTTAGAGATGAAGCTAAAAATACTTTATTTAATCTAACTAAAATATATCAACAAATAGATTATAATGATGGTATAAATAATGAAGTTTCTGTTACTAAAGGAAGTTTTATGTGGAGCAATGGAGTTAAAGATACTAGAGTTGAATTTATACCAAACAACGATGGAAGATTTTTAATATCATGGGCGCCACCAACTTATCTACAAAATAATGTTATTATTAAAAATGGACTTAAATACCCCGGTAACGAACACGTTGGAGCTTTTGGCTGTGACAGTTACGACATTAGCGGTACTGTGGATGGTAAAGGTTCTAATGGATCTTTACATGGATTAACTAAATTCTCTATGGAGGATGCTCCGCCTAACCACTTTTTTTTAGAATACATATCAAGGCCACAAACAGCTGAGATATTCTTTGAAGATGTTTTAATGGCTTTAGTATTTTATGGTATGCCTATATTAGCTGAGAATAATAAACCTCGTTTATTATACTATTTAAAGCGTAGAGGGTACAGAGGTTTTAGTATGAACCGGCCAGATAAAGTTTGGAACAAGCTTTCAACAACTGAAAAAGAAGTAGGTGGTATACCTAATTCTAGCGAAGATATTAAACAAGCTCATGCTGCTGCAATAGAAAGTTATATTGAAAACTATGTAGGTCAAAAAGCCGATGGCTATGGTGATATGTATTTTTCTAAAACTTTAGAAGATTGGAGTCAGTTTAATATAAATAATAGAACAAAGCATGATGCTTCTATAAGTTCTGGCTTAGCTATTATGGCTTGTAATAAAAATATGTACAAACCAAATCCTGAAAGAAAATATCAACCTATTAGTTTAGGTATTAAAAGATACGATAATGATGGGATTATTTCTAAAATAATAAAATAAATAAATGCAAATTTCTTACAACATGGACAGTTCTTTTCCAGATCAGGTAGTACCAGACGCGGAAAAAGCAACCATTGAATACGGTCTAGCTGTTGGTAGAGCTATAGAAGGTGAATGGTTTAGAAATTATAGATATGGTACAACTGCTCCAGGTTATGCTATTAATTTTAATAATTATAATTTATTAAGACTCTACGCTAGAGGAGAACAACCAGTACAAAAATATAAAGATGAACTAGCTATTAACGGTGACTTAAGCTATTTAAACTTAGACTGGAAACCAGTTCCTGTAGTTTCTAAATTTGTAGATATAGTTGTTAATGGCATGTCTCAAAGAAGTTATGATATAAATGCTTATGCTCAAGATCCTGCTTGTAGTAAAGTAAGAACTGAGTATGCTAGAAATTTAATGGTTGATATTGAAGCTAGAGAATATCTAGAAAGAGCACAACAATTATTAGGCATTACAGCATTTTCTCAAGATCCTATTAACGCACCTCAAGATAAAGAAGAATTAGAAGTGCATTTACAAATGGACTTTAAACAAAGTGTAGAAGTAGCAGAAGAAGAAGTTATAAATAATATTCTTGATAAAAATAAATTTGATTTAACTAGACAAAGAATAAATTACGACTTAACAATTTTAGGTATAGGATGTGTAAAAACTACCTGGAACAAATCAGAAGGTGTTGTAGTTGATTATGTAGATCCAGCTGCTTTAGTTTATTCATATAGCAATGATCCAAACTTTGAAGATTTGTATTATGTTGGTGAAGTTAAATCTGTATATTTAGCTGATATTAAAAAACAATATCCTAATTTAACTAACGAAGAATTAGAAACTATACAGAAATATCCAGGCAATGCAGAGTATTTAAGAAACTGGAATGGTAGGCAAGATGATCAAACTATACAAGTTCTTTACTTTGAATATAAAAGTTACTCAGATCAAGTTTTTAAAATAAAGTATACAGATCAAGGATTACAAAAAGCGTTAGAAAAACCAGATACCTTTATGCCACCGCCTAATGATGGTTTTGAAAGAGTAAGTAGAACTATTGAAACTCTTTACTCTGGAGCTAAAATATTAGGACATCCCATGATGTTAGACTGGAAACTAGCAGAGCATATGACTAGACCAGTAGCTGATACTACTAAAGTTAATTTTAGTTATGCAATATCTGCTCCAAGGATGTACAAAGGTCGTATAGAAAGTTTAGTTAGTAGAATAACAGGTTTTGCAGATATGATACAACTAACACATTTAAAAATGCAGCAGGTAATGTCTAGAATAGTTCCTGATGGTGTATTTTTAGATATGGATGGTTTAGCAGAAGTAGATCTAGGCAATGGCACTAATTATAATCCAGCTGAAGCATTAAATATGTATTTCCAGACTGGTAGTATAGTTGGTAGATCAATGACTCAAGATGGCGGTATGAACCCAGGTAAAGTTCCAATACAAGAGTTAAGAGCTGGATCAGGTGGTAATAAAATGCAGAGTTTAATTCAAACTTACCAATATTACTTACAACTTATAAGAGATGTAACCGGGCTAAACGCAGCTAGAGATGGTAGTAATCCTGATAAAAATTCTCTAGTAGGTTTACAAAAGCTAGCTGCAGCAAACTCTAATACTGCTACTAGACATATACTACAGTCAAGTTTATATCTTACTTTAAGAGCTTGTGAAAATATATCATTAAGAGTTGCTGATTCTTTAGAGTTTCCTTTTACTAGAGAAGCTTTAAAGAATAGTATATCTAGTTTTAACACTGCTACCTTAGAAGAATTAATGCAGCAACAAGTTCATGACTTTGGTATTTATATAAGTTTAGAACCTGACGAAGAAGAAAAATCTCAATTAGAACAAAACATACAGATAGCTTTAAAAGCAGGTCAAATAGATTTAGCAGACGCTATAGATATAAGAGAAGTTAGAAACTTAAAATTAGCTAATCAACTTCTTAAGTTTAGAAGAAAGAAAAAAGCAGAAGCAGATCAACAAGCTGCTCAAGCTAATATACAAGCTCAAGCTCAAGCTAATCAGCAAACTACTGAAAAAGCTGCATTAGTAGAAATGCAAAAGCAACAAGCTTTAACTGCAAGTAAAGTTGAAATAGAAAAAGCTAAAACAGAGTTTGATATTCAAAAGATGAACTTGCAAGCTCAAATTGATCAACAAGCTTTACAGCTGAGATATGAGTACGATATGAAATTAGCTAGTATGCAGGTTCAAAGAGATAAAGACAAAGAACAATTTATTGAAGATCGTAAAGATAACAGAACTAAATTACAAGCTACTCAACAAAGCGCTATGATACAGCAGCGTCAAGATAATTTATTACCTACAGATTTTGAAACTCAAGGTAGTAACCAAACCATGGGTAATGATATGCCTATGTAATAACTATTAATTATTATATTATATTATGTCAGAAGAAATAAAAGAAAAACCTATAGTAGACGATACTAAAGAAGGTTTAACAATAAAAAAGAAACCAAAAAAATTAGTGCCTAAAAACACTGAAGATTTAAAGGTTGATTTAACAAAACCTAAAGAAGATGCCATTCAAACACAAGAGACAAATGATAGCAATGCTATTGTCGAAGAAAAGAAAGACGAGACAAGTAGCGAAAAAGTGGTTGAAGAGGTACGGGCCACCGAAGAAAAAGTAGATACACCTATTGTAGAAGAAATAAAAGAAGAGGTAAAAGAAACTACTAAAGAATTAAAAGAAGCTATAAGAGATGAAAAAGTAACAGGTAAGCCTTTACCTGAAAACATCGAAAAACTAGTTTCATTTATGGAAGAAACAGGTGGAACTGTAGAAGACTATGTGAATTTAAATAAAGACTACACTACTTATGATGAAAAGTCTTTATTAAATGAATATTATAAAAGAACTAAACCACATTTAAATCAAGAGGAAATAAACTTTCTAATGGAAGATAGTTTTTCTTATGACGAAGAAGTGGATGAAGAAAGAACTGTTAAAAAAAGACAGTTACTTTTTAAAGAAGAAATTGCAAAGGCTAAAAGCTTTTTGGAAAGCTCAAAGAGTAAATACTACGAGGAAATCAAGTTGAGACCTGGTGTAACTCAAGAGCAACAAAAAGCATTAGACTTTTTCAATAGATACAACAAAGAACAAGAAATAGCTGCACAGCGTAGAGAAAACTTTAGAAATACTACTAATGAAATTTTTAACAACGACTTCAAAGGTTTTGAAATTAATGTTGGTGATAAAAGATTCAGATATAATGTTTCTAATCCTACTGCTGTTGCTGAAAAACAGTCTGACTTAAACACGTTTGTTAAGAAGTTCTTAAATAAAGACGGGGAAGTTGTTGATGCTGTAGGTTATCACAAAGCTATTTACGCTGCTGAAAATGTTGATACTATAGCTAATCATTTTTATGAGCAAGGCAAAGCCGATGCTGTTAAAGATGTGATGGCTAAATCTAAAAATATAACAGAAACTGCAAGGCCGCAAGCTGGAAGTGATGTTTTTATTAATGGACTAAGAGTAAAAGCAGTTGACGGCGTTGATGCTTCTAAGTTGAAATTTAAAGTAAAACAAAAAAACAACTAAAATTTAAAACATGAGTTTTGTAAATGGCGGGTCTTTCCCCGCGTCAATTGTTCCAGCTCAACAGAGAATGACTCTTCAAGATAACTATCTTGCTTTTGATTCAGCTGCTGGTGGTGGAACTTTCGCACAACAATATCTTCCTGAGCTTTATGAAGCTGAGGTTGAAAGATATGGAAACCGAACTATTGGTGGTTTCTTGAGAATGGTTGGTGCTGAAATGCCAATGACATCTGATCAAGTAATTTGGTCTGAACAAAATAGATTACACGTAGCCTATAAGACAAGTACAGTAGCTAACGTTAATAATGATGCTTCTCATAATGCTGTATTAACACCTAACTTAACAAATACAGGTGGAACTAGACATGCTATTAGAGTTGGACAAACAGTATTAATGTCTGATGTTGCTACAGGATTAATCGTAGCTAAAGGTGTAGTACAAGATATTACTAACACTACTTGTAACATTGCTGTTTACGGTGGAAGTTTTAATACTGGTACTGCTGCTGATGGTGTACCTGCTGGATTATTAGGAGCTAGCAACTGTAACGTATTTGTTTACGGTTCTGACTTTGGAAAAGGTTCTGTTGGTATGGAAGGTTCTATTGAGCCATCTTTTACTCAATTTAGTAATTCACCTATAATCTTAAAAGATAACTTTAAAATTAACGGATCTGACACTGCTCAAATCGGTTGGATTGAAGTTGCTACTGAAGAAGGTCAATCAGGATATTTATGGTATCTAAAATCTGAGTCTGAAACAAGATTAAGATTTGAGGATTACTTAGAAATGGCTATGGTTGAAGGTGAGTTTATGGCTCCTGCAACTCCTACTGTATCTAATGTTCCTTATGATTTTGGTCCTGCTAATGCAGATCAAGATATTAAAGGTACTGAAGGTTTATTCGCTGCTATCGAAGCAAGAGGTAATGTATACTCTGGTTTTGCTGGCGCTGCTGCTCCTGGTTCAGGTGCAATTGCAGACTTTGATGAGATCTTAAAAAATCTAGATAAGCAAGGTGCTATTGAAGAAAACATGTTATTCTTATCAAGATCTACTGCTCTTGATTTTGACGATATGATTGCTGCTCAAGCTGGTGGAGGTTATGCTTCAACAACTGCTGCTTCATACGGATTATTTGATAATGATGGTGACATGGCTCTTAACTTTGGTTTTTCAGGTTTTAGAAGAGGTTCTTATGACTTCTATAAAACTGACTGGAAATACTTAAACGATGCTTCTACTAGAGGTATGGATAAGGAAATCGATGGTGTATTAGTACCTGCTGGAACTACTACAGTATACGATCAAATGTTAGGTCAAAATATCAGACGTCCTTTCTTACACATAAGATATAGAGCTTCTGAAACTGAAGATAGAAGAATGAAGTCTTGGGTAACTGGATCTGTTGGTGGTGCATACACTGACACGCTAGATGCTATGACTGTAAGTTTCTTATCTGAAAGATGTTTAGTAACTCAAGCTGCTAATAACTTCGTGTTATTCAAAGGAGCTTAATTATTGTTTAACATTTAAAAGATAGAAATTATGGGATATGTAAAAGTAAAAAAAGCGGGTACTGCATTTGATATAGTATCTGCAGAAAACGTTGGTACAGTTAAGGCTTCTGGATCAGGAACTTCACTAAAAATTGCAATCGCTTATATTGGCGGAGCTGCTGCTAGTGACATTCTTACACTAACTTCTACTAATGATGGTAGTACTGGTGGAGGATTTGTTCAAGCAGACGTTCAGAATTTAGTTGAAGCTATTGGAAAAATTGGCGGAGGATCAGGAATGATCGACGTTAGTTTGTCTAATACTCTAGATTCAGCTACATTAGCTTAATCCAAAACAATAATAAGATCCCGCTTAGGCGGGGTCTTTTTTGATTATTATATTATATTATATTATGGAAACAAAAGAAAAAAAGACTCCAGAGAAAAAAGATAATTGGGAGTATAAAAATAGAACTTATTATTTAACAGGCAGACACAAGCCTTTAACATATACGTTACCTAGTAGACATTCAGCTAGATACCCTTTAGTATGGTTTGATCCAGAAAAAGGTTATGAAAGAGAAATGAGATATGCTAGTAACCAAAAATCAATATTTGTAGACGAACAAAAAGGATCTGTAACTTTAAAGCATATTGTATTTGAAGATGGTGTTTTATTTGTTCCAATGCAAAAAAGAAATTTACAAGAGTTTCTAGAAAAACATCCTCATAAAAATGTTATATTTGAAGAGTATGATAAAGTAGAAGAAGCTGAGGATCAGTATGATGCTATAGAACTAGAAATACAAGCTTTAAATTTAGCTTATGAAATGGATATTGATCAAGCTGAAGCTATATTAAGAGTTGAGCTTGGTTCTAATGTATCTACAATGAGTTCTAAAGAGCTTAAAAGAGATTTATTAGTTTTTGCTAAAAGAAACTCTAAACTATTCTTAGATTTAGCTAATGATGAAAATGTTGAACTAAGAAACTTTGGTATTAAAGCTGTTGAAGCTAAAATCTTAGACTTAGCACCTGATGGTAGAACAATTAGATGGGCTAGTAATAAGAAAAAGCTTATGACAGTTCCATTTGAAGAAAACACTTATTCAGCATTAGCTGCTTGGTTTAAAACTGATGAAGGACTTGAAGTATACAAGTCTATACAGAAAAAACTAAAATAACAAGTGATTATAATTAAGGGTGGTTTACGCCACCCTTTTTTTTAAATATATAAATATGGAATTAAACGTAAATACTGTTTACACAACGGTGTTAAGTATTCTTAATAAAGAGCAAAGAGGATATATGACGCCAGATGAATTTAACAAAGTTGCAACTCAAGTACAGTTACAAATATTTGAAAGCTTTTTTGATGATCTAAACCAGTTTTTACGAATGCCAAAAACTGACGAAGAATTTGCTAGTAGAGTAAACCATATAGAAGAAGAAATACAAAACTTTGAAGAATATAAATCTGCATCTAGCCATACTAATGGTATATATGGTTTTCCTCAAGATTCCAATAATAAAAACGAAGTATATAGATTAGGATCTGTTTACTTTAATGCTGTGCCTGGTACTCCACAAATAGAACTAGTAAATAGAAAAGAGTATAAACAGCAACTAATGTCTCCACTTACTCAGCCGAGTAAAAAATTTCCAATAGCCATACTAAAAGGCGATGCTGTAGAAGTATTCCCTAAAGTCACTACATTTAACCCTGTAAGATCTACAGATGCTGATGATGTTAAATTTAGTTACATTAGAAAACCTAAAGATGTAAGATGGGGCTATACAATAGGTAGTTTAAATCAATATCTATATGATGCTACTGTATATAATCCAGCTACTTCTGTAGGTGGTGCTGGGTCTACTCAATTTGAGATAGACTCTTCTCAACAAACACGAGTCATATTTGAATGATTAAAATATTCTGGTGTAATAATAAGAGATCCACAAATAGTTCAAGCTGCTCAG